GGTCTACCTCCCCCAAGTCCGACTGATTGGATATCTCTCGGATCGAGGTGGACGCCTGAAGAGGCCCTCCGCGTCCCGATGGAGCGATTCAACGACACCGTTGATCCCCGTCGTAAGTGGGAAGCCCACATCCGAGCCGCCGATCACTTCGGACACAACGACAAGACGGTTATGCTTTTCGACTATTTTGAGAGGGCCCAAAAGGCCCCTCTGAGTCATCGTATCGCCCGCGTCGTTGAAGTCCTCGAACCTTTAAAAGTCCGAGTGATCACCGCCATGGATCCCATCGCTTCCCACCTTGCTCGCCCTCTTCAGCTTTCCCTTTGGTCTCACCTTCGCTCTTCACCAGTCTTTCGACTGATCGGAGAGTCCATCTCGGAGAGTATCATCCACGATCTCGTCGCTCGTCACCACCTTCTAGGTGGCGATCCCAACGACGATTTCGTGTCAGGTGATTACTCGGCCGCTACAGATGGACTGGACATTCGTCTATCGAGAATCTTTCTCGATGAGATCTTGTCCCAATCCTTCCCGGATCCTGACCAAAGAAGCCTCCGCGAAAATATCGGTTCCATTCTCACCGAACAACTACTCGTCTATCCAAGCCTACGAGTCGAGATGAAGGTCACACCCTCAATTCTGACCTCATCGAGCCTGACTGGCAATCCCTCCGCTCCCGAGCGTTTCACTGGTGAGGTGAAACCGGTTCGGGCGCATCGTAGGGATGTCCTTGACGATATTGTCTTTCGCGGTCCAGCCGTTTCACTCCAACGAAACGGTCAGTTGATGGGCTCTGTCCTTTCTTTCCCCTTCCTATGTCTCGCGAATCTCTTCGCGTACGTAATGTCTCTCCCCGATCGGGATGAGATACTCGTTTCCCGAGCAAGGATGGATCGTCTCGCCGTTTTAATCAACGGCGATGATATCCTCTTTCGTTCGAATGACGAGCATTACGCGCGATGGACTCAAGAAACCCAACGGGTGGGGTTCTCCCTGTCCGTGGGAAAGAATTTCCGACATCCCCGGTTCTTCACTGTCAACTCTGTTCCATTGGAATACCTCCCGCCCCCCTCACCACTTTCCTTCTGGAAACCCTGGTCGTGGGCGGAGATGGAGTCCTCCACAATTCCTTGGAAGCCCTCCAATGTTCCCACCATTAACCTCGGTGGCTTTCTGAACGTTGGTCTACTCACGGGAGTTGCGAAACTCACCGGTCGGGAGGAGCTCGGAAATCTGCCCCTTTCAGGGTGGCATTCCGGTTCCGTCCTATCGGCGCTTCATCCGGCCCAGGCCCACAAGTGGTTCCTCAAATATCACCGTAAGGAGATAGAGAGTCAGACCACATTCGGCCCCGTCGTGCTGAACATTTTCGCACATGTTCTTCTCGGGGGACTCGGTTTTACCGTGCCTCCTGGGATTGATCCCCGTTTCTCGCCTGCCCAACGGCGGCTCGCGCGTGCCCTTTTCCTTTCGTGCATGTCATCCTACGAAGGACCTGAGAAGAATTTCTCGCACGACTCCCTGGTCTATCTAACATCAAAGACTATGGGGGTCCCCCTTTCCGGGCGAAAACCAACACGAGTGCTTGTGGAACTTTTTCCTCATGGGACACCTCTCCCAGAAGGATATAGTCCTTTCGTCGATCATTCCACCGTCAGTTCAATTCCCCTTTCCCGTTCGACTCGAGCCATGCTCAAGGCGACGAAGATGAGGAGTATCGCTGAAGGTTTTGCGAATATCAACGAGGCAACTGAGCCGATCGACCCCGACACTTTGGACTTCTTCCGCTATCCCACCTTGCAGGAAGTAACCATTGTTCGTTGTCGACTTTCGAATCGCCAACTTCGAAGATTAACTCGGCAGTACGGCGACACCATCGACCTCCATCCCTTGGAGTCCATGATGGATTTCCCGTTCATTCCAGTCCGTGTTCATCGCGTGGGGTACCAGAATGGCCAACCACTTCCCGTGGTTCCCGTCTATTCCCCCCCGAACGTCTTTCAGGACGTTCCTCCGACCTTACCCGAGTCCGAACCTTTCCAGTTCCCCTTCGCAGGGGTCCAGGATTGGTCAGACCCGGATGTCGAGATGCGAATCCCAGAGTTTTCACCGCCTCTGGACGATTGGGAAGTGCAAGATCTTTCCCTCAACCCCGGTTCCCAGGCTCCGACCCTGCCTGCCTCCGCGGACCACCCTCTTCCCCGCATTCGGAGAACTTTCAACCGTGCCTTTCGGCACCAGTTCCTCGAAGATCGGGATCCTTCTGGTCCTAGCGACACCTTTGGCCGTCGCTATAGTCGAAAGCAGAAATCCAAGTACCGGCTTGGTGGCTGAAGAGCCTCATACTAGGGGGTCCTAGGAGAGATGGGTTTATATCCATCTGACCCAAAACGGTGCCGTTCCGGCTTAATACTTCCGTGCTAACCAAAACGCCAAGAGACTGCACGGCGTCCACCCAACAGTGCTCCTAGGATGTACAGTCCCTGTGATTGTCGGGCCTCCCCCACAACAATCCTTCCCGAAGAATTAGCTTCTCAGCTACTCTCCGGTTTTTGTGTGACGTAATACTCACACTCCTCTACCTCCCTTTTCAACTAGATGGGAGCCAAACGCGCTACCAAAGCGATGATGAAGAAAGCGAAGAACGCCGTTCAACGCGAAGCCAAGCAGATTGGTAAAGTCCTGGTAAACCAGGCCAAGAGCGAAATCCGCCGATCCGGCAAGACCCTCGCCTTTGGAGCCCTCCGTACCCTCACGGGCATGGGAGACTACAAAGTGAACGGTCTTATCAAGGGAGGTTCTACCTCCTCTGTGCCGTCCTTCGGCAGTCAACACGTCCGAATCCGCCGACGAGAGTATATCGGGACCGTCACCTCCTCCGCCACCGCAGGAGCCTTTTCGGCCACGAAATACCAAGTCAACCCCGGACTGTTCGCCACCTTCCCTTGGCTCGCTAGCCTTGCCCAGTCGTACGAATCATGGAAGCCTCACGGCATCGTCTATGAATTCAAGACGACCTCGGGTGCATCCGTTGGGTCTACTAATACGGCCCTCGGAAACGTCATGATCGGCGCCCAGTACAACTCGTACGCCACCGATCCTGTCGACAAGATCCATATGGAGGGACTCGCCAATGTTCTTTCCATCGCTCCTTTCGAGGACGGCCTTTGTGGACTTGAATGCCGACCGAAAGATCGGGGTAGTAATACCCTCCTCTGTAGGAATGCATCAGTCTCAGGCATGAGTCTCACCGGCCAAGATCAAATCTTTGATCTTTGTGACGTCTTCGTCGCTACGAACGGACTTCAGGCTGCGTCAGTAGTCTTGGGCGATCTCTGGATCACGTATGACATCGAATTCTTCAATCCGATCGTCCCTACCGTGGCTCCAAACATGCCTAATTTCTACGCATCCGGCGATACCAATATCGCAACGAGTACCCCCTTTGGTACTAGTGCCGCGAACCTTCCGATCACCAATTTCGGAGGCACGTGCGCTACGTGGGCCTCCTCGACGACCCTGGCCATCACCGGCCTCGTCGTTGGGCAGAACTACGTCTTCATCTACAACGTGGCATCCGGGTCCCGCACAACCGCTGCGTGGACCTGGACTTTCACCGCAATGAGCGCCAACAACGGGGCCACTCAGGCCCCTGCTGCTGGCGCCACCAGTATTACACGTGAAACGTTCACCTATAATTTCACGGCTTCTGGTAGTTCCGGCACCCTCACCTTCGCGGGTGCGGGCGCCAATGCTAATTGCGACAATTGCCGCGTTCGCCTTCTCCCCACGGCAAGCTCCCTCTACTTTTAAATAGGTAGAGATCCTCGAATGGCGTGAAGAAGTGAGAGGTTATCCTCCACGGACTCACGTTGGGACTCACACCCCACGAACCAAGTTGCGGTCAGGGAATTAGTACCGTAATTCCCCCTTCGTCCGAGGTTAAGGACGGGTTCCCCCTCGGGGGCTATGGAGAGCATCGCTCTATGGACTTTACGTACTTGTTACGTGTCCCCATAGGTTCTGGC